CCCAATCAGTATTGTCAAAAGGTTTAATTGTCAAAAAGGTTTTACAGTTTATGGCGCAAACTGAAATTTTTATAACCTCTCCGATTCTTGCTGGATCACAATCATAAGCAACAATATTGCCAATTTTCATGGTTTCACCTCCTCCTCAATTTCCAGCCATTCCTCAATTATTCCCGTGCCAGCGCATAAAGTAGATCTAATGCTATCTATTGCCATGCTTGCAGCGTATTTTTGAAACTTATCGCCTTGAATATATGCGTCAAGTACAGTTAAAGCACCGAAAACGCTATTTATGTCATTAATGCCCTCATAAATCATAAACTCATTGATGATCTTTGGGTGTCTTTTGTCTTTTAATTTTCTAATAGTCATTTTATTTAATCCTTATAAATGCAAAAATCTTGATTTTTTATTTCATGCTCAATAAATTTTGCAGCATTTGCCGCTTCGTACTCATCAAATAGCCAGATCACGTCAATTCTTAGATCGTCCGCCGTAGCTTGAGCAGCTTCGTGATCGCCATGATCGCCTAGATTACACATTAGCCCGTCATTGTTTAAAGCAAAGTAGATCATTTTAGCAATTCCAAAGAGTTTCAAGGGCATCATCAAGGCCAATTCCATCATTAAAGGAAGCTTTGGCGTATTCACCCCACCAATATCCCTCAACTTTTTTTGTTTGTGTGTTAACCCATATATTTGGGCCGCCAAAGGCCACTAAAACCCTTGCGCCTAAGTACTCACGCTTTCCATTGACAATATATTCAATGTCTAAAGCGTCAGTTAAGTAGTCAAAGGCGCTCATCGGCTCATCATCTATGTTTACCTCATCACCAAAGCCGTCAGTTATTGTGTGTGCAATGTGTTCCACTTGATCTTGCAAGCGTGTTTCAGTTTCTATTGTCATATTTCACCTATTAAAAAATGTGTTTACTTAACCAGGACATCAAAATAATGCAATAACCCTATGCAAAGCACAAGGCCAATCACAATGGCTGCTAGATAGTCTAAAAAATCGTTTTTCATGATGTGATTCCCTCAATAGCCCTAGATTGAATTTTCTTGTTTGCCATGTCATGCATTGTCCAACAATCACGATCACCCCAATAGGCGGCTTCGCTATCGCTATTAATGATGCTTTGAACCTCTCGCATGATTAAAACATTGCGAACAATGTCCGCATTGCGTGGAAACTGATAATGCAGCCAATTACCAAAAAAATTAAGATATTCGGATCTTGTGCTTTTCATGCCGTCACCTCTTTTGCTTGCAATTTGATAGACATAGACTCAAGGCCAAAAGCAAAAATTTGATCGTTATAGTTATCCCGATCATGGGCAAACCATGTACCAAAGCTGCTATTAGTTTTGCTTATCCGATAGACTTTGCCCTCACAATAGCCCACATATTCACCTTTACGAAAGGCCGATCGTTCAATGTTAGGATAATTTCTCATTGCATCACCTCTTGAATGTCATACGCTTTGCACTCAAAAGAATAGCCCAAAGCCTGAATTTTCTTAAGAGCAGCGGAGGTGAGGGTAGATGTACCAGCAATGGAAGCAAAGAGCTTCGCCTGGTCACAGATAGGGTAGGCAACAACATTGCCATAAACCCGCTTGATTTCAATTTTGAGAGTCATGTAACACCTATTAAGAGTTGATAAGAGAGAGAGTAAAAATCTACCCTCTCACATATATAGCATAAGAGAATCGTGCCAATAGGTAAAAAAGCCTTTAAAAACAACGCTAGTGGTTTACCCTATAAGTAGTTACCCTTAGAACCTGAGTATTCATTTGATTTTGTAGCCACAATTAGAAAAGGAAATAAAGGAATAACCCATTACATAGACTCTCATTCAAGTAAGGGATAAGACAAGGGTAAGGTAAGACTACATAAGGGATAGAGACAAGATAAGAGTATTGACAAGCATTGACCTAGAAACCTATTGAGAAACCTTTTAGACCTCGATCTACACAAACCCCTTGCACACATGAGACAAATACGAATGCGAATCATTCTCATTTGCGTTTACTGTATGGAATCACAGTAAGGGTTTACCCTTATAGGGTTTCTACCTAAGGGTTTACCCTTAAGGGTTTTCCCTATTAGGGTAGGGTTTACCCCCCCCTTGAGTAAAAGTAGGGGGCGCAGTAACAGGGGACATAAACACATATCGGTATAGCATTTGAGCTATAGACCCCCCCTACGTTGTTTGCGTACACATATAACCCTCCAAAAAATTTTTTTATAGTTTAGAATTTGTAACCATTAAATCAAGGAGAAGATATGGCAGGATTTCCCATGAGGAGAGCGTTGGAGAAGAAGATAGAAGAGCTTGGGGGGATAGAGTTCGTTACCGCACACATTAGCCAAGGAATGACCATAGGACGCTTGGCAGAGTTCATAGAGTGTTCTAGGCCCATGCTTTCTTTCTGGATCAACCATACTGATGAGCGTAGGGATGCGGTCCTTGCTGCTAGGAAGCTAAAGGCTGAGAAACTGGCTGAAGAGGCTCTTGATATTGCTGACCAAGCAGATGAGACAAGTAACAGTGGAGTTAACAAAGCTAGACTCCAAGTCGATACTAGGAAGTGGATGGCCTCCAAGCTTGACCCTGAGAACTATGGAGACACCGCCAAGACCCAAGTCAATATTTCTTTAGGTGATCTACACCTCCAAGCTTTAAAACACATGGGTAAGGCTGATGTAATATTGGAAAACAATGGCACATAACCCGTTTATCCAGTTCATAACTCTTTACAGGAATGACCCTGTTCTGTTCGTTAAAGAAGTCTTAGGAGTAGAGCCTGATGATTGGCAACAAGACTTTCTTAACGCTGTGGCCTCTGGTGAGCGAAAGATCTCAATCAGGTCTGGTCACGGAGTAGGTAAGTCAACCACCGCTTCTTGGGCAATGCTATGGTTCTTGTTGACCAGGTATCCCGTTAAGGTAGTGGTTACTGCCCCCACTTCTGCCCAACTTTATGATGCTTTGTTTGCCGAACTAAAGAGATGGGTTAAAGAACTCCCTCAACCCATCCAAGACCTGCTTGATGTCAAACAAGAGAGAATTGAGCTAAAGGCTTCCGCTACCGAGGCGTTTATCTCTGCTCGAACCAGTAGAGCTGAACAACCCGAAGCCCTACAAGGCGTCCACTCTGAGAACGTGATGTTGGTTGCTGATGAGGCTTCTGGTGTCCCAGAGGCAGTATTCGAGGCTGCCGCAGGTTCTATGTCTGGACATAACGCTTTAACCATCCTACTTGGTAATCCTGTACGTAGTTCTGGCTTCTTTTTTGACACGCATAATCGGCTAAAGGATGAGTGGTGGACTAAGAGAGTATCGTGTATTGACTCTACTAGGGTGAGTAAAGAGTACGTTGAAGACATGAAATCCCGCTATGGCGAGGAAAGTAATGCCTATCGGATCAGGGTTCTGGGTGAGTTTCCAAGGAGCGATGATGACACCATTATTCCTATGGAACTACTTGAGTCTGCTAAACACAGGGACACCAGAGCTTATGAAGATGCTCCGATCATTTGGGGACTTGACGTAGCTAGGTTTGGCTCTGACTCTTCAGTTCTGTGTAAACGTCAGTCTAATGTTGTCCACACTCTTGAGAGGTGGAGGAACCTGGATCTGATGCAGTTAACAGGTGCGGTAGTCGCCCAATACGAAGCCTGTGACCACAAGAGTAGACCCGCAGAGATTCTGGTTGACTCCATTGGACTAGGTGCAGGTGTTGTTGACCGATTAAGAGAACTAAAGTTGCCATGCCGTGGGATTAATGTGTCTGAGAGTCCCGCAATGGGTGGCACTTATTTGAATCTTCGTGCGGAACTCTGGCATAAAACCAAGGCTTGGCTTGAAAAGAGGGACTGCAAGATACCCAATAATGAAGACTTCATTGCTGAACTGGCGACTGTAAGGTACACCTTTACATCTAATGGCAAAATAAAAATTGAATCTAAAGATGATATTCGCAGAAGGGGTTTGAAATCTCCCGACATGGCTGACGCATTTGTCTTGACATTTGCGTCCGATGCCGCCACCATCTCATGGGGGTCTAATCTTTCTTGGGGTAAACCGATCAAAAGGTTGATTCGAGGTTTGGTCTGATTGCCGTTGCCATTTTGAGCCACCCTAAAAAAGTGGCTCTTTTTTTATTATTTATGGTAATATCACGAAACCTATATTGGAGATTCCTATGAAAATGGATGAAGCCGCCAAGAAAATTGGCAAGGTAATGGGCGAATACAAGCGAGGCAAGCTCAAGTCTTCCTCTGGTGACAAGGTTAAATCCCGTGACCAAGCTGTTGCTATCGCCATGAGCGAGTCTCGTTCTATGCCCAAACGTGGCGGTAGAACTGCAACCAACCGAAGCAAAAAGTAACTTAAGGAAAAATTATGTCTTTCTTAACAAGAGATAACAATGGAAATACCATACCTAATGTATTTAGGATTGGTACGACACAAGTTTTTACAGTAACAAATTCTAGTGTTGCAAGTACCGCTTTTGCGGCCTCAACAACTCATGTTCGAGTTGCTTGCTCATTAGGCCATTGCCATATCCAGTTTGGTTCTGCACCAACTGCAAGTATTACGACAAGCCCAATGTTGGCAAACAATACATCTGAAATTTTCCCCGTGGCTTCTGGTGACAAGATTGCGGTTATTAAAGATTCTGGTGTTACTGCTTCAACAGTTAGTGTTACGGAGTTATTATGAAACAAGGTTTATATGCCAATATCAATGCCAAACAAGAACGAATTAAAGCTGGCTCTAAAGAAAAGATGCGAAAGCCTGGCACTAAAGGTGCGCCAACTGCTAAAGACTTTAAGCAAGCGGCTAAG